GTGGGTTTAACTCCTCGGTGTTGGTGAGTTTTTCTATAATAGCTTTAAGCCTAATTATTTCTTGCTCTAGTTCTTTCACGTATTCATCAATATCATTATTATACATAAACGTCTATCCTTTTCCCTTTGCTTGGATGTTCAATTCTCTTTTGATTTGCTTTTCTGACATATTCCAGATGGTCACGGTGAATCCGTTCCTGTTTGTCTTTGATTCGGTGATATTCTATTCTCTGTTGGACTTGTGATATTTTCATGGGTATAATCCGTACTCTATAAAAATGTTTGTTAATGAAACCATATATGGCATCTTTGCTTTTATTGAGAGCATATCTAGTATTTCACGGATATCTTTTCTCTCACGCCAGGAGCCATAGAACCAGCCTGTAACTTCCTCATGACCAAAAAACGTATCAGGTCCTGATACGTAAAAGAAATCTTTTCTTTCATATAACTCTGGGTGGGCTTTCAATTTACTTTTTACAAAAAATTCAAATTCGTAATGAGTGCCTGTAATAATAAATTGTTTCATTGGTTCTTTTTTCCGTACATTAATTGCATCGCATCAAATATACAGTCATCAATTGGATTATGCTTTGTAATATGTAGCTTAGAATCAAATGCTTCTACCCATGCTGGTGTATCAACTTCAACATACCCATTCGTGGTGCCATATAGAAAATCAACTGCGGTACGAATATCACGCCAGCGAGAGAATGGCCATATAGGTTTTAATTCTAGTTGTTCTTCCATACTATCAAGGACCAGTTGGTCTAGGTTGCCTCTAGCCCAGACCCAACACTTTGAATCGTTTTTTGTATTTGCCCATTGGCGCATTGCCTCATACCCAATTTCAAATGTAATATCATCAGCACGTGGCTTAAATGATTTGTTCCGGGCGTTCTCACATTGTTTGGACCACCACTCAATGGTTGTCTTACCAACTTTGCGATCCAATCGCTTGATTTGATCCTGTACATCAAACTTCACAAAGAACGCGGAGTCTCGTAATTGTGTGTGGCTCGGCTCTTTATCTGGTTCAAAATAAATCGCAGCCATTGATAGGATCACAGAATTAGATTCTTTACCGAGAGTCTCAACATCAAATATAAACATAATGGTCCAATTAAAAAGGGGCTATAGTTCATTATACTACAGCCCCTCAGAAATTACAGGCAATTATTTAATCTGTGCCCATACCTTTGATTTGATTTGGCTAGTCAATGATTCTGGTAGATGGACATAATCCAATTCTTCGGATAGTTTCTTACCATTTTTGAATGACCAATCAAAAAACTTTAGCACTTCTTCGGATGCTTTCTTATCAACTGGATCCTTGTACATGATAATGAATGATGCTGTGGTTACAGGCCATGTATTATCACCCTTTTGATCCACAATGGATACACCCATACCTGGTACTGAGAACCAATCAGCACCGACCGCAGCCGATGCAAATGTTAAATCATCTGGACTGACATATTTACCATTTTTGTTTTGTAATTGCATGAAGACCAAATTGTTTTTCTTTACATACGCATACTCAACATAACCAATAGCACCTTTCACTCTCGTTACATTAGCAGCCACACCTTCATTGCCCTTACCGCCAACGGATGATGCGGCAGGCCATTTAACTGCGGCACCTCTGCCAACTCTATCAGCCCATGGCTTTGATATTGTTGTGAGATAATCAGTCCAATTAAATGTGGTACCTGATCCATCAGCACGGTGCACCACTGTGATATTAGTATCGGGCAATTTCTTACCTGGGTTCAATGCTTGTAACTTTGGATCATTCCACTTTACAATATCACCCATGAATACTTCTGCTAGAACAGGACCAGTGATACGTAACTCACCAGCTTTGAATCCATCAAGATTTATAATCGGTACAGTACCGCCGATGATAGCAGGAAATTGTATCTGATTCAATTTATCAAGGTCTTCGCCTTTGACTGGCGCATCGGTAGCACCGAATGTAACTGTCTTGTTGTTAATCTGGCGTATACCACCAGATGAACCGATTGATTGATAGTTTAATTTAACACCAGTTTCTTTACTATAGGCTTCGGCCCATTTAGCATAGATTGGATAAGGGAATGTAGCACCAGCGCCTGTGATATCTGCGGCTGATACTGTGATTGATATAGTGGCTAATATGCTTGCAATTAGTCTTTTCATTTTGAATCCTTATAGTTGATATGGGACAACCCCATACACTTATCTAGATTTTAATGTAATTGAAACAAAACTGTCACAATTCAAATAATCTGTTCGGTTTGTGTTTTGGTACCAATGCCAACATCAAGTCCGAGTAATGTGAAGCCTCGGTAGTTGTCTTCAGATTCAGCCTTCAACATTCTATTTGCCAATCCAAACTTAATATACTTTACTTCCTCACTCTCATAATATTTACCATCATCGCCTGGGTATGATTTCCACTTGATGCTGTATGCGAGTACTAACTCATATTTGTTTAGTGTGAATCGTTTGGTGTATTGCATAATAGATTATTGATTTGTTCTATTGGCACAAGACCACCGAATGAAAATATAATTCTTTCACCACCTTTTATCGGTGTGCTTGAATGATACTCCATACTAGCCAAACATAACCATAAATCGCCTTCTTCAACATAAACAATTTCATCATCAAGAATTGGATCACCACCGATAAGTGGTTTCTTAATCATCAAATTACATCTGGTGTGGACTAGTCCTTCAGGTGCTCCATCAATATGCCTGTGAGCAAAAGCACCATCAATAAAATGATTACCCGTGAAACATTTAAACATTGGTTCTACAGAAACAGGAGTGAGTTCAAACTCTGAAAATGCTTTTGACCACAGTGGATGTGAATCTTGCATTGAATATCTTCTGTCACGCCCAAAAGGATTAGTAATAAATCCCTTTGTGGCCGGCGTCACTTCATTTGCACATGACCAAGATTTAACTATTCTTTTTTTAACTATCACAAAATAGCAATGCGCTCAGATGTTTGTAACGCTTGGGCAATAGATCCTTTTGGCACCATATCGGGATCCAATATTTCACCAGTTTCTTTATCTCTTAGCGCATGAATACAATAAGCAACAGTGTTTTCGGATAATGCTTCCAATTCATGCACTTTGTCTTTGTGAATATAAATCATGTGAGGTGCAGTAAATTTTGTTTCCTGACCATCAATAGTAACTTTTAATTTGCCTTTAGCAAGCAAAGTCAAGTGGTCATGTTGATGTACATGGCCAATCTCAATATCACCTACATTTTTAAAATGCATCATGCGTGTGAATAAATTTTCAACACATCCTAATTTAACATCTACGCTCATAGAAAATCTCCCTCTGGTTGGCCGTTAATTGAAACTGGAATAATTAAATGGGGTTGAAGTTCAATGGGAGGATTATCTGGTTCTTCATATTCAGCAATTGGACCAAACTCACCAGATAAGGATCTTTCCCATATTTCTTTTGTGTGGGTATAAATCAATCCTTCAGCTTCCGATTTTGTACAATGAAAAGGAACAAACTCTTCCCAAAGATGATTGAAGTTTACTTCACAATTAAATGCGGTATGTTCCGGATTAGTCCATTTTAAATTACGGACAACTGTATAATTAATTTGTTCTATAATCATTTTTTTCTTTCAAAATTAAGATATTCTTTGATACATGCCCAAAAAGTGAGTTGAGACAACTGCGCCATAATAAGAGGTCTGAGTGGTGGGTATTCTGTTGGCATGGGCGCTTACAAGTCTCCATGTTCCCGCCTGATTAACTACAACCATAGCATAATCGGAACGCCAAGTTATTGGACTACTTGTGGAATTTACAAAGTTACCGTTGGCGGCGGTAGGTTCAAATGGATTTTGATTGAATGCTGAAGTTTGCGAACTAACTCTATACAAATAACTACCGGAAATAGTCTCGTTGGGGAGAATCCGAGTGTTATATGTTAATATAAATCCACCGTATGCACCTACGGCCGTAAACCCAGCGGCTCCGCCAGCCGCAGTTGTTTGTGTTGTAGCATCGTTAAATGTTAGTGTTGTTCCCGACATTGTTAAAGCCATTTTATCTCCTTAGAATTCTCTGTGGTCTTGATGAACCGTTGCATCTTTTTCTATGATTATATTTATATAGTCTACTGCACCATCTTCCGAATCGCAATATCGGATAATCGTCTGGCCAGTATATTTTGAGGTAAAAATTAAAAGGATGCCGGTATTCTTATAGATGGAGAATTTAATAACCCAGCCGTTGCGAACGACTGGGTGAAAGCAATTGAGATTACTTTTGATTTCCTGCAGGCGCAAGGTCTGAGAATTCTTCAACGATTTTTCTTGCATTTTTACTAAGTTCCGATCCCATATATGTTAGCCCATACGTATATGTAGCATAATCGGTACCTATAAATTTGTTGAATGCTTTGACGCCAGCATTGAATGCTTGTTCGTTTGCATCAATCATTGCGATTGTGAATTCTTTTGATTTGGTTTGAATTTGTGTGATATCCATTTTGTTTTTCCTTATTGATAAGCGATTGGTGAATTAAATTCCTTAATAAGCAATTTTAATTCTTGGTAAAGTTCTTGTATATGATTTTTCATTTGTTATGCACTCCTGTGTCATACAAATATATATGTTGCGTTGCAATAAAAACTAAGTGTTTCTACTAGTATACCATGTCTAATTTATAGCTTGGGCTCGTTTGTTTTATCAACTGGCTTTGGCTCTGCGGTTGCATCAATGAACCTATATTGTGGTATTGTCCACTCAACAGGTTTCCAAAACTTGTGGTAAATATTGTTCATCAACAATAAAAACATGCCGATAACACAAATACCAAGCCCAATAAAGATTGAGCCACCTAAAAAATACAATGCTGATTCTACATCCATTACCATTCTTCCTTTGCTTTTTTTGCTTCACTTACAATTTTCTTAATTACTTCCCATGTTGGCTGTGCTAACCAACCGAACAATGCTCCGTATATGAACCATTCAAGTTGAACCATAATGTGTCCTTAATATTCTCACTTGGTCATCGGAAGTTACATAACATCTTGCGTTTAATCTGAATGAACCAGTGGTTGGTTCCTGAATTTTCGTAAACTCTATCAGTTTATTTTCTATCATAAACTTAACTAATGCTGTTGCCATTCTTCCTTTAATAGCGTCCTTAAAATCTTCATCAGTTAAAAATCTATCAACATCTGCAAAGGTTATATCTAATGATGTGCCTACTAATTTACCACCAATAGGATAGTCCTTTGTCTTAAAAGTAAGTTCTTCATCAGCCCAATTAAATTGTGCTGGATTATTTGCAATCATGTTTGCTATCGCCATTAGATGCTTTTGATTTGTTCCCATTCGGTGCTATCATTGATTACATCACGGCGCCACAATGTACCATCGTTGCATAATGCAGTCACAATAATTCTACCAGAATTTGTTGTTGCGGTTGTGATTTGTGTAATCTTGCGCTTTGGTCCAGATTCCTGTTTCAATTCAGTTTTTTCGTCAGCCATTATTTTCTTCCTTTATGTCAAATGCTCTAATAATATCATACACACCATCTGCACTTTTGTCTATGCAAATGTCTTTTGAGAAACCTCTATACTCAAATATGTGTGGCAAATTAGTTTCACCGAACACATCAATCATAATCTCTGGCTCACCCATGTGATGTTTGTATTCATCATCATAGGTGCAATAGAGGTCCTCAAGTTTTTTAATCAAGTCAATTATACGCATAATACATTATATAACAATACAATCATTCTGTCAAGGTAATTATGCAGCCTTGCCCCAAACATCATCCCATGTACCAGATAGGGCACCTTTTGAATAATCAGTGGATCTATTCTCAAAGAAATTGGTATGCGTTGGTGCATTAATCATTTCTTCCACCCAAGGCAATGGATTACGTTTGACTTTCATTATTCCCTTAAGACCCAAACTAATAAGCCTACGGTCAGCAATGTAACGAATATATTGTTTAACATCATCAGCAGTAAGGCGATCCATAGGACCCATACTGAATGCCAAATCAATAAACTTGTCTTCCAACTGAACCATCTTCTCAGCAATTGAATAGATTTTTCCTTTAAGTTCATCGTTCCATATTTCCTTGTTTTCTTCAATGTATGTACGGAACAACTTAATCATAGACTCGGCATGCATTGTTTCATCAACGATAGACCAAGTTACAATCTGGCCCATGCCCTTCATTTTACCGGTTCTAGGGAAGTTAAGTAACATGATAAAGGAACTGAATAGTTGCATCCCTTCGGTGAAAGCACTGAATACTGCAATATG